ACACAATTTAGCGGTTATAAAGATGCAGTATTACCAGTAATCAGAACATTCGAAGGTATCGATTATCTCCTTGTTACCGGAATGCAAAAGGCGAATGCGTTTATATCATTGGGTGGTGAATGGTATGTCTAGTGTCGTCATAAACGTAATCTGTGGCTTACCAACTGTAATGACACAAGCATTGATTGAGGTTGATGTTGATGCTGATGCCGAGTGTGTGATTATATTTGATCGACATTTTACAGATGCTTTCTATCAAATATTCAGTACAAACGGTGGGATATTCAAAACTATTGTACCCCTTAAATATGCAACAAGTAGTGAATTGATTGTGGGTATAACAGACCGTGACCGTATCTATAACGCCAAGTTCGTTGATGGTGTAAAGGCTGAATTAATAGACGGTAATCTTGTGAATATCAGATCATGACGGCGACAATAATACGGTTTGATACGCCTTGGTTAAATGCGGTCAGCCCAATAACAATCAGGTTTATTGATACCCCCGTAATTGTTGATAACAGCTTTGGTATTGAGTGCGGTTTCATCTGGTTAATGTTGAGCGATATCGAGCAGTCATTGATGCTTGCGGAGTTCGCCAGTGATATTGAATCAAAAATCGAGTCACCATGGCTAAACTACAACTCTAGTGAAGTTGTTATCAGTTCAGCTTGGGTTTCAAATATAGCCAATGATTCACTGTCACAGATCTATTGGCTGAATAATGATGAGGTTCTAAATTACACCAGCATTAATTGGTCGCTGCCAATCGATCATCAAGTCACATTAAGCGTTAACTGGGTTGTGCCCGATGAGCATCAAATACAATCATCAATTAACTGGCTGGATATTGCTGCGCACCAGTTGCAGACTGCAGTCGTGTGGATAGACGGTCAAGACCAAGAAAGCCTATTGATTATTCAGTACCGTGGTTTTGTGGTCGATGATGAAAAGTCGATTAAATGGGGCTTCCACGAACCGCGCTGGGTATGTTCTACCAAGTATCGCCCACCCGTTGGCAAGGTCACACTTCGATTCAATGAACCATTATCTACACAACTAAACCCGATTGTTTTACGGTTCACGGCCTCACCGAACGTGTGCTACTGGGACGATGGCGGCGGCCTTATCGATGCTAACCCACCATTACCCAATATCGATTTTAAAATCCCGATTGAACCACAAATCCGCAGGTACTACTTAATGCAGCCAACGATCACATGCGTGCGAGTATCAGACAGTTTACCGATTGTGATTACCAGTGTGAGCATTAGCCAAAGCCGTGGACAGTGGGCGAGGTCGGTTAGCCTTGAGTTCTCAAGCCGTATCGATGCGCAGCGCGCCCATAATGAGCTATTGCTGATCACCATCAACGGTTATGAGTTTTATGCCATTGCCGAGCAGCCAAGCACCAGCAAAGCCTTCGGGATTGAAACTCACAGCAGCACAGGCCGATCACGCGCCGCAGAGCTGTCATCGCCTTACCTTTTGCCAATCAGCTACACCAACACTGTCTTGCGTAGCCTTGGCGGTATTATCGGTGATCTGTTGCAAAACACGGGCTGGACTGCAGAGCTAAGCGGGATACCAGATTTTAGCGTACCTGCAGGCGCGTTCAGCGTGGGTAACAAGTCACCTATCGACGCGATTAATGAAGCTGCAAGCCAATTGGGCTGCATGATCTTAGCGGATGATGCCACCCGTAAATTGACTATCATTCCCCGCTGGCCAACAGTGCCATGGGAAATGGCAACAGCGGTACCAGACCTAACAGTGCATGATGCCGTGATCACCAATTACAGCGAGTCAGTCTCTCGCAATCCATTGTGTGATGTAGTGTGGCTGCGGGGTGAACAACAAGGGATTAGCGCGAAGGTGAAACGCACCGGCAGCGCGGGCAATATTCCTGCTGCTGACATTAGCGCCCAGTTGATCGTAGATAACCAAGCGGCGCGCATCGCTGGCACCAATGCGCTGGCAGATACAGGCGACAAGCTGAACGTCACGCTATCCTTGCCCGTTATGGTTGATTTGCCACCCGCAACGCCTGGCATGTTGATTGGTATTCGTGAAGGTGCCGAAGTCTTTAAAGGAACGTGTGACAGTTGGAGTATCCGCGCCAGCGTCAGTGATCGCGGTGATATCGATATCGAACAATCCATTACAGTGATCCGCTCAATCGCGTAACCCTGCTAACAGCCAGCGAGGCATCATGCTTAAACAACTTCAAACAGCGTTAGTATTGCCACGGATGATCATGACTGTAGCTGCAGTAAACGCCGATGGCACTGTCACCGCCAGCAGCGCCAGCGGCCACACTATCCGCGCCATTGGCTCAGGAACGGTTGGCGATCACATCTACGTACAAGATGGCAGGGTGCTAGGAACAG